GTTCATCGCCCCCACCTGCAGCAGGTTCATCAAAGACTCCTGCGACTCCGCCTGGGACTTGGGCATCATCGAGCCCCTCTTCACCCGGACGAAGACGTTGCCATTGATCTCGGAGCCCTTCAGCACCTTGACGTCGTTCGTGCGGAACTCGCCGTAGGTGTTGATCATCTGCTCCTCGGGCATGAACTTCCAAGTCAGGGTGAGCAGTTTGCGGCTCATGTCCTGGTAGCACGCCTCAAGCGACCTGACCGGGTAGGTCAGCCCCATGGTGTCCTTCTCTTGCAGAGCCCGAAGGCCCGAGCCCGAGCGGACGCCGGTAGGCACCTCCCCCTGGGAAGCATCGTTCTGCAGTGAGATCGAGCCCATGTCCGACAGCGAGTCGATCGCCGTCGCCTGGTGCAGCTGACTCAGAGCCGGCGGGTTCACCAGCTCCGGTTTGCCGCCAGCATGCGCGTTGTATTCCCAGATGTCGCCGTAATCGTTGCGGTTGGACTTCAGTTCTGCGTTCCGCGCGGCCAGCCATTGGGGGGTTCCAAGAACGTCCCTCTGTTGGATGATCTGGTCCCGAGTACGGTTGTAGTCATCCTGGGGACCGACGAGGTGCTCGACCAGACCGGTTCCCCAAAAGCGACCTGGAACCCGACAGTACTCAGTCTGCGAGATGGGGTATCGCATCCACGGCATAGCATGGAGGTCGATCCCGGCAGCAGCGTAGGGGTGAGGACCCTTGTAGAGCAGCTGCTTGTTTGTGGCCATGATTCTAAAGCCAGTGGGGAACCGCCCAGAAGGCGGAACCCACATATCGCGCACCTTGACTGTTTCATTCCCCTCTGACCCCTGTGATGGCAACGTGAACCCATGGCGGTTGACGAGGCTACCGAGGCGGCGCCAATACTGGCCGTCCACCGCTGCATCCATGTCATCCGGCGCCAGGTTGTTTGCCTGCTTCGGAAAGTTGTCCCAGACCCAGTCGATAGACCGCTCGTGCTCAACCACGATCCACGGCATATCTTCGAGTCTCCGAAAGCCCCGGGGGACGAGCAGTTGGAAGGGGGAGATCACCTCGATCTCCATCCTCCCTGTCTTCGTGTTCTTCGCGCCCCCGTAGCTCTCAAGGAACTTCCGGTGACCGTCCTCGAGCTTGGAGCCGTCAAGGAGGTCCCCGTTCACGGGGTTGGTGTAGCTGGTCCGTTCGCCGCCTATGCGCGGGTTCCAGTCGGTGAAGACGTAGGCCGGTCCACAGCACACCTGCCAGAACGCCAAGTCATTGCCTACCGCGGCGAAGTCGAACTGGTCGTCCCAGTGCTCCAGGAAATACTGGCCGACCTTCGCTCCGAAGGCATCGTCGATGTCGGGGCTCTTGGGCATGACGTCCGTGACGGGCTGAGCCTTCGAGAGCCGAGCCACCTGGCGCATGACAGCAGGGAGGATGTGGTTCGCTTTGTAGCTCGCGTCCGTCGCAGTGAAGGACGGGTCCACGTTCTGGAACCCCTCGAGCCCGGAGATCCCACTCACACCGAGGAAGTTTGCGATCGACACGAACCACTGCTTCTGCAGAGCCAGGTGAACAGGTTCTCGGCCTTGGTCGCTAGTAGAGGCTTTGCTCTCAATGAGATCGAGGGCCTCCTGGTTCGTCAGACTGGCCTTCCGCCCGCCGCTGAGCGTCAGGATCTCCTGGTTGCCCCCGAACTTTGGCAGAGTCCCAGTGTGTGATTCAACCATGCACAGTCTCAGCCACCATCTCTGGCGGCAGTCGGTTCAGGATGTAGTCAGATGCCGTCTTCTCATCGCAGTTGAGCGACGTCATGACTTCCCGCAGCTCTTCGAGAACTCGGGACTTCGGGTCGACAAGATACGGTGTAAGGCCGGTTTGGCGCAAGTGGTTGGCCACCAGGCCAGCCTCCTGGGAGACTAAGAGCGCATTGTAGGTGCCCGTGAGCATCTTCTCGTGGTGGCCGAACTGGGTTAGCAGGGTCTCTTGCTGAGCCTTGATCAGATCTCGGACGGCTTCCGCTTGTCTTTGCGGGATAGAAACTACGGCCCTAAGCACGAGGGCGACGGCGAGCAGGCCGATTGAGGCGGCGACGATAACGGCGATCAGGAGGTTGCTTTCCATTGCGTGATCTCTCGAAGTCCTCTTTGGCTTTGTTCCAGATCGTCCGAGTGTAGTGGTCAAGACGGTCTTTTGGCTTCTCTCTTTCCTCAGTGGCTGTCCCGTGGAGCATCTCGAACCGAGCTTGGAGCGCAATACCGAGCGCCATGACCAGGTCATCCTTGTTCTTTCCCTGGGCTGCGGGGCGCCCTTGCTCGTCATACTCCATGGTGCGGAGTTCCGAGATCAGGGCTCTGTCCCTCGTAAACAGGTTCTCCTGGGAGACATACTCCTGGATCCGGGAGATGATCAGGGGCCGCGTCAGGACCGTCGTCTTCCAGCCGTAGGACGTCCCCATCGGGTCCGACTCCGCCTGGTTGTAGATCTTGCTCCGGTAGATGTTGGGGTAGTCCAGATCCTTCACCAGCCGCTCGACCACGGCCAGGCCGATCGAGTTGACCTCGGGGACCAGCTGAGCCGTGTTGTACTCGTAGCCGAGCGCCGTGAGCGCGATAGCGAACTCCCAGACCTCGACCTGGCCAGAATGCCAGGTAGCTACATGCTGGCCCGTCTCCACATCGAGAACGATGGCCGCAGAGAGATCGGGCTTGTCCTCGGAGAAGTTCGCCGACCCAGGCTTCCTCAGCCGTAGAGCGCTCGGCTTCTCCTTGCCTTCAGCTACATCCGCCCCGACCACGTAGCGGTGACCGGCGGTGGGCTCATCCCAGGCCTTCATCACCCCGTAAGGGTTGCTACGCCTCAGCGGCTGATTCAAGGTAGATGTCCCCCCTCCAGAGTGGCTGCGTGGCGTTGTGCGATAAAGCCATGATCGCGTCGGGATTGAAGACCGGGCGCCCACTGGACAGGAAGGCCTCTTCCGCGCAGGCCGGGTACTCCTGCCGGAACTGAGCCTCAGAGTTCTTGAGCTTGTTCCTGATCGTTTGGTCCCGCCAGAGCATCTGCTCAGCACTCAGGCCGTAGCGCTGCTGGTAATCCTTGTCCCTGGGGCTCAGGCCCCGCATGAACTTGTTCTTGTGGTCGTTGGTCCGGAAGGGGATCGCGTAGTTCACATCCCAGAACCAGGGGGCAAAGAACGGGACGAACTCGCTCATGCCCTTCTCGGCGTCGTTCCAAGCGTCATAGAACAGCCCGACCCGGCCCTTGGCGGTGGACTCATAGAAGTTCGTGGTGTCCAGGGTGTCCGGCTGAGCCTGCTGGACTGAGACCAGGGTCGGCTCCGGTTCGGTCCACATAGGGATCTCGGAGCAGTGCAGGTGCTGGATGGTCAGCCCACGACCAGCGTTGAGGTTACCTGCTGTCCTGGTGTGGAGCATTGAGCCATGGGGCTCGTCGAAATGCAGCGTCTTCGCCCTCGAGCGAGCCAGGGTGCGCGGGAACCAGAGCTTCTCCTGGACGAACTGCGTCTTCTGGAACAGCTCCTCGGTAGAGGGCTCGTCGTAGCTCATCGTCATGCTCGTGCGGTAGGGGTTCTGGTCGCACCACATGAACTGCAGACCCTGGATGAACGTCGAGAACCCGAGCTGCCTGGCCTTGAGGATGATCCCGCGCACCGGGCGCTCCTCCTCCCGGCAGCGCACGATCACGTCCTTGTAGAAGCGGAGCTGCGCGTAGTTGGGCTCGAGGAGCACCAGCTTCGACTTCTTGTTGATGATGAAGGTGGTCTTGGCCAGGTAGACCAGCTCGTCGGACCACAGGCCTTGGAGCAGCTCGCGCCCATACTTGAGCTGTTCCTTGGGGGTCAGGTTCTTGATCGTGGCGCCCACCCGCTGGAATGCCTCGAACTCCTGCTTCTCGTAGAGGTGCTCGATCTGTTCCCAGGGCGGAAACATCTAGATCGGGGTGACTCCCCACATGGAGTGAGCAAGGGGAAGCTCAATCCCCAGATCCATCTGGGCCGTCTTCCGGTCCATAGTCCCATAGATGCCCTTCTCGATCAGGACTGAGAAGTGAGTCTTGTCCTTGTTCGGGAAGAAGACCTCGCGGGACTCAGCCTCATCGAAGATCGCGATGTCGCCAGGCTTGACCTGTTTGCAGGCTGGGCCTGCTCGGAGGACCAAGCCATAGCAGAGTTTGCTCCCCTCGACCATCGAGGCCGGGAGCTTGACGCCCCCCTCGGTAGTGTCGCTGATTTTTGCCCGCTGGATGAGGACATGGTCATAGACGGCTTCAATACAGGCGAGGCTAGTTGCTAATTCGGGCATCGGTTTCGAGGGTGGTGTAGGTGACTTCGGCGGGTTTCATGTTTTGGAGCACCTCGGCAATGGCCTTCTCAGCTTCGCGGGCTCCTTGGTGTCTCTCGTGGGAGGGCGCCGCCACCGACAGGGCCTTGTAGGCACCGGTCAGCGTCTTGACCGCATCGGAGATCTCGCGGGCGGTGGCTTCCGTGTTCTCGATGACATCGCGGCCCAGGCGCATGATCCCCTTGCTCAGGTAGCCAGCGACCTTCATGCGGGCCGTGTATTCGAGGATGTCCCGGTACTCACTGCTGTTAAGTAGCTGCAGCACGCGCCGCTCAGAGAATCCGCAGCGCTCAGCTATGGCGGGAACGCGGTTCGACTGGGTCGGGTCCGAGCACACTTCGCACAGAAGGCGCATGGACATCAGCGTGTTGGCGGCCTCTTCGTCGACCCCGCACTGCTGGAGCGCAAAGTCCTCGGTCCTCATCGGCTCCGGCATGCGCTGGAGGATAACCGATGCCCCCGTGAAAAAAGAAGGCCCCGAGGAGGTCAGTCCTCGAGGCCCCACTCAAGCCAGGGGAGGGAGGACTGGGTCGGCGCGGGCCAGCAGCCATCACACTGCCGGAGAGTTCGGGCTGGATTAGGCCCACCACGCCTCGCCAGCCTCCGGGCGAGTGGTGTCATTTGCAGTTTGGAGGCTACGAATGACTCGGGTAGGGTAGGCAACCCTGCATGGGGCATCAAGATCAGGGCGCAGAAAGAGGCATAGAGCCCATTCTTTCCACCCGTTCGCTGAAGAAGACCAAGACTTTCCCGAAGAAGAAGGCCCTCTGGGTGCCCAAGTGCCCCCTGACTCTGCCTCACGGCTACCAGTTCCTGGGTGACACCAACGAGTATCTCGACCACCACCGAGGCTACGAACTCGAGCCACTGGTGAAGCAGCACATGGACACCGGGGACTACTCGCTCGTGGCCCCTGACGGGAGGACTCTCGAGGCGCATGTTGTGGTCGAGAGGAAGGCCTTCGCCGACATATTGGGGTGCGTCACCACCAGCCGAAACAGGTGGGAGGCATGCCTTGAAAGACTAGAGGAAATAGAACATCCTCACCTTGTGATCGAGGGTTCGATGTCTCAGGTCCTGAAGGGTGGCTTCACACACTCGAAGGTAAATCCAGCATCGGTCTTTGGGTCGATTATTGCCTGGACGAGCAGACACCGCATCAGCACATGGTTCGCAGAGAACCGCGCTGGAGGCTACACGCTGACGCAGTGGGTGCTCACAAAGGCAGCTCGCGAGCTTGTGAAAGGGCTCAGGTACGACAAAGAGAGTTCCCGATGGATTCCAAGACCTCCGGCCCGGACTGGGCAGCCTACTTTGCGCGGCTCGATGTAGAAGCCTTCCTGCGTACGCACAACATCGCGTACAAGGTCAGGGGCAGCAAAGCAGAGGCCTGTTGCCCGCTGCACGACGACCGAAACCCATCCTTCGTCATAGACCTCGAGGACGCGGGCGCCTGCAAAAAGGGCCGGTGGATCTGCCACGCAGGCTGCTCCGGCACGGACGGGAACTCCCTCCTGGACTTGGTCATCGGCATGGGTTTGGCTCAGACGATCCCGGAAGCCAAGGCCTACTTAGGCTTCGCCGGTAGTAGCCCTCCCAGCAAAGTCCTCCCAAGAGACACCAAAGGGCCGTTTCTCGAGACGATAGACGACCGCCCAGACATCTCCGAAGAGGACATGGCCCGGATGAGCGAAGCCCTCCAAGCCAACACCGACGCCCTGAACTACCTGACCCAGGAGCGTGGCCTCGACCCAGCCATCATCCTCACCCACCGCCTAGGGCTATGCATTACCCGGGGGAAGCAATGGATCAGCCTCCCGCAAGGCAAGCAAATCCGGCTCATCGCCTGGCCGAAGGACCAGCCCGGCAACCGCTTCGGCTGGTACCACCCGAAAGGGAACAAGACCGGCTTCTGGCCCAAGCCGTTCCCCTGCGAAGAACTGTTCGTCGTCGAGTCGGAGCTGGACTGCATGCTCCTAGCGAGCTTGGGGATCGCCGCTGTGTCTGCTGGCGGGACCTCCGGTTTCACCGTCAGGAGGATGCGGTGCCTGCTGGACTTCGCGGAGACGGTCATCGCCTGCCCTGACTGGGACGAGCCTGGGCAAGTTGTCGCCCACAAGATGCTCCACCAACTGAAGACGGAGCCAGCGCCAGGCCTAGTCGTAGCCGCAAACAAAGTCCACGGCCCAGGCAAGGACTTCGGCGACGTCTGGGCAGACACCAGAGACGCCCGGCTCATCATCGACCTAGCGAAGCAGCTGCGCGATAGCGGCATGACCACCGGATCCAAGGGCGAATGCCCTACGAGCAAGCTCCGCTTGACTGATAAGGGATCCGTAAAAGCCTGCTCGCACAACGTCGAGGCAATCCTCCGCGAAGACTCCCGCTGGGGCGAGAACCTGTGGCTGAACGAGATGGGGCGCATTCCTCACCTAGGCGAGAGACCCCTCGAGGACGCGGACTATACGAGGATTGTCCACCAGATGTGCTCCACCTACGGAGCCGACTTCCCTGTGAAGAAGCTGGTTGCGGCTGCTAACCTTGCCGCAACAGGCAACGCCAGGCACCCGGTTCGCGACTACCTCGACGGCCTGGCCTGGGACGGCACTCCTCGCATCGATGCCATCATGGGAGGAATTGTCCAGCTAGAGCCCAAGGAAAACCGGGCTCTGAAGGCCACCTACTTCCGGCGGTGGCTCGTTTCCGCTGTAGCCAGGGCCCGCAACCCTGGCTGCAAAGCAGACTGCATGCTCGTCCTCTACAGCGAGGGGCAAGGCAAGCACAAGACCCTGTTCGCAGAGGCCCTCGGCGGGGCCTGGTATCTCGACCGGGAGATAGACCCCGGGTCCAAGGACTGCGCCTTCGACTGTCACAGGGCCTGGATCATCGAAGCCAGCGAGCTGGATGCCACCACCCGCAAGAAGGACATGGCCCATCTGAGGAGCTACATCTCCAGGACCACCGACACCCTGAGGGCCCATTACGGGATCACGAGCGCCGATTACCCCAGGGGCTTCGTGTTCATCGGGACCACCAACGACCTCGGCGTCGTCAAAGAGCACGACGGCCGCCGCTACTGGCCGATCGCCATCACGGACATCGATGTAGAGGCCTTCCGGCTCGTCCGCGACCAAGTCTGGGCAGAGGCTGACCACTACTACGAGGCTGGGGAAGAGTGGTGGCTGGACGATGACGAGAACACAGCCAGGATCAAGGACACCGAGGAGACTTTCCAGGAGGGGTCATCCCTGAATGAGGCTGTAGTTCACTTCCTCGGGACCCAGATCTACGGAGCCAGGATCCCCATAACGGACGTCACTGAGTTCCTCCGGGACCGGGGAGTCAATTACCTCGCAACGAAACTCAGGGACGCCATGAGGAAGGCCGGCTGGGAGTATCATCGGTCGATGGAAAACCGCCGATGGCGCAAAGCGTCATGCTCAGAGGAGGGTGACATAGAGGGGATGCCTTCTGGGTAAGGGTTTACGTCAGAATATGTCGTATGTCGCATGACACCCTATCGCGAACTCACTCCTTACAGGGTACCTAGTACCCCCTCCCCCCCCCTCTTATATACTACTACTACTCTAATAGAGTGTCATAGTCGTCATAGCAGCACAACGCTACTACCCGAAAGGATTTAGGGCTGACGCTTTGGTGGCCCCTGTGTCATGCAACCCGTCACCCTGTCATCTGCCCATGAAAGACGTCAACGAACTCTTCCTCGACGGAAAAATCATCTCTGACATCCGTGAGCAGTACTCGGAAACTGGCAACCTGGTGATGACCTTTCGGGTGGCCAACTTCGCGGGCCGTACCGGCAAGCACCTGGTGATCGAGTGCAAGATGTTCACGGCCATCGCAGACGCTGGCTTCCGGCTCGGGATCAAGGAGGGCGACCGGATGTTCATCCAGGGGCGCCTCTGCCGCCGGACCTTCCAGAGCAAGACCAGCTTCGTCGAGCGGAACTACATCTTCGTGATAATCAACCGCTTCCGCATGCACTGGCCCACGCCGCTCGAGAAGCTCACCCCCGCAGAGCGCAAGCGCTACAAGGCCATGGAGACGAAGCTAGGCAAGGATTGGATCGACCCTGAGGTTCTCAAGGACCACGGTCTGGGGTAAGCTCCGGGCAGACTACTCAGGAGCAAATGATCTATGGCTAGTGGATGGACTGACAAGGGTGTGTTCTCGATGTTCGATGAGTTCTTCCGGACTACCGGGGCACCTACGAACATGTTCGTAGCGCTAGTCACCTCGGCGACTGCGCCCCTCAAGACGCACAACACGCTGAGTGAGCTGACCGAGATCACGGCCGGCAATGGCTACACGGCTGGCGGGTTCAGCCTTACCAGGAACTCTACCGACTTCGATGTGCTGACCGAGGCAGACCCAGTGATCCTCCAGATCAAGGACGTCGTCTGGACGGCATCGGGAGGACCCATACCCCTCTCCGGAGGTGACGCTCGGTGGGCGGTGCTCCTTGACGACAACGTGACGGTCGGGTCGCGAGAGATCTATGCGTGGTTCGACCTGGTGTCTGATCGCTCGGTTTCCAGTGGGCAGACGCTGACTCTGGTGGACTGCGAGTTGCAAGGCGATATGCCATAACGATGGAGCCTTCATGGCAAGGTTCCTTTTTGCAAGGACTGACAATCACCAGATTGCCCGCGATGCACTGACAGGCCGAGCTGCTGCCAACAGACGCCGTGCCTGGGACCCTGTGTCCGTAGTCCCCGACGGGATCAGCCACGGTGGAGTGATAGAGAGCAAGAACCCCGACGGCTCTCCTGATCCGACCACAACCAACCCTGCCTGGCTACACAACATTTCGGGCAACGAGCTGTCCGTGAACCCTAGGTTCGTCATCGTAGACGTGCCCGGGGTGCTGATTAGCGACCCGATTGCTGAGAACATGCTCGAAGGGGGCGAGGACGATGGGGACCAGCAGAAAGAACGGCGCAAACGGTTTCTGGAGATCGCCGACCTCCCAGTAGGCAAGCGCACCGTCCTTCTGGCTTCTCACAGGGTCGAGCTGACTGCGGCTGTGCTCAACACCGCTACTAAGAGAAGGCTGACCCCCTAGTGGCTACCAACGTCAGCGTCATCGACTCGAGTGGCGGTGGGGACCACACGACCCTGGCGTCCTGGGAGGCTGCCACCGACAACGACCTGGTGACGGCTGGCGACATCGAAGTCGCACGGATCAAAGACGGCGACACGATCACGGATGCCTCTGGGTTCACCATGGCCGGCGCCACGGTCGACATCAGCAACTACCGGCAAATCGACGTAGCGGGCGCTAACTACGATGCTGCCGCAGCCACAGGCTCGACGTGGAGGGTCACTACCCACGGCGCTCGGATGTTCATCAGCGCCGAGAACTTCACCAGAGTATTCGGCTTCCGGGCGTTCGTCGACACCACCACACCGTCCACCACGAACAACCGCTTCATCCTCGATACGCGAGGCGACACGCACATCCTTGCGGACGTCACGGCCGAGAGGACTACCGCATCGAGTGCCAACACGTCCACCACAGGCGCGTTCAAGATCCGGGGTGTCACCAGCCAGACCAACAACGCTATCGCGTACAACCTCGTCGTCTGGGGCAACGGGGCAACCACGGGGTTCATTAGAGGCACGCTGCACTCGACCAACATCGACATCTACAACATCTCGGCATACAACTTGTCCGGCGACGGGATTGAGTGGAGTTCCAACGGGGAGGAGATGAAGAACTGCATCGCGATGGACTGCGGTGCAGAGGACATCGACAAAGGTTCCGGCACGCTGGACTACTGCTGCAGCTCTGACACCACAGCTACCGGCACCAACTCGATCTCCAGCCAGACGTCCACGGACATTTGGGAAGACCCGGCCAACGATGACTTCAACCTGAAGGCTGGTAGCAACGCGATCGAGGAAGGCGAAGACAAGAGCGGTCTCTTCACTACAGACATCCTTGGGGCTACTCGGCCTGCCACCTGGAGCATGGGCGCTTATGAGCCTGTTGCTGGTGGCGTCTCCGTCACGCCAGCTGCGGCGGTGCTCACGCTCAACGGAGTCAACCCGACAGTAGTCAAGGGCTCGCTCTCAATCACGCCCACTGCCGGAGTAGTTACGCTGCTTGGCGTCGACCCGACAGTCGTCAACGTAGTAGTCTTCACACCTGCTGCTGGAGTGGTCACGCTGCTTGGCGTCGACCCGACAGTGGTCTTGGGTTCGACCTCTGTAACTCCTGCCGCTGGAGTAGTCACGCTCAACGGCGTCGACCCGACAGTCGTCAAGGGCTCGCTCTCGATCACCCCTGCTGCCGGGGTAGTAACTCTACTTGGCGTCGACCCGACAGTCGTCAATGCGCCCGTTGTCACCCCTGCCGCCGGGGTAGTGACCCTCAACGGTGTCGACCCAACAGTAGTCAAGGGCTCGCTCTCGATCACGCCCGCCGCCGGGGTAGTGACCCTCAACGGTGTCGACCCGACGGTTGTCCTGGGTTCGACCTCGGTGACCCCCGCTGCCGGCGTCGTCACGCTGCTTGGCGTCAACCCGGTGGTCACCACAGGCGGCGTAGTAGTGGTGCCCGCTCCGGCGGTGCTCACTCTCAACGGCGTCAACCCGACAGTCGTCAAGGGCTCGCTCTCGATTACGCCCGCTGCTGGGGTGGTCACGCTGCTTGGCGTCAACCCAACAGTCGTCAAGGGCTCACTCTCGATCACCCCCGCTGCTGGAGTCGTCACGCTCCTGGGCGTCAACCCGACAGTCATCAACCTGGTAGCCCTCACACCTGCTGCTGGGGTGGTCACGCTGCTCGGCGTTGACCCAACAGTAGAGCTGGGCTCGATCTCTTTCACGCCTACTGCTGGAGTGGTTACGCTGCTGGGCGTCAACCCGACAGTTCTCAGTCAGGTGC